CAATTCAACCAACAGCACGCGCGCCATATTCAGGGCTGGCGTGATGACGATCCGATGAACCCCAAGCGCCCGCAGCTCGGCAAGCTGCACGCGCCCTATCCGCACGGCTTCGATGCCTTCTGTGACGAGTTCTACAGCCACCTGACGGCTTACGAGCACATGCCGCAAAAAGGGCAACTGAAAACCTCGCCGGCTTTGGCGTTCAAGCGCCATGTGCAAGCGGGCTGGAAGGCCAACGTGCTTGATGCCGCGCATCTTCTGACGGTGTTCACCAGGGAGGAAACTCGCGTGGTGAAGAAGCATGGAATAGAGGTTCGCGGAATGACCTGGACGTGCGACGGGTTGCTTGAGTTCTTTGGCCGCACCGTGATTGCCCACATCCCGAAATATCACGGGTTTGCGGAACTTCTGGTGACGGATGAGCATGGTGCGGAAATCGGAATCGCTGTTGCCGATAGGACATTCGACGTTCTCGACGAACGCGGTGCTATGGAGAGCGCCCGCCGTATCAGCCTACGCTCCAAGGCACTGACGAAGCTCGCCCGGTCCGTCCCTGACATCGACGTTGGCGCCGAATTGATCTCTTACGGCAAGAAGCATCTGCCGGTCATACCAAACGAACCGGGCGCGACCATATACGTCACCCGCCCCGGTGGGCAAAGACGGGCTGTATTGCCGATACCCGCCGCAAACCAATCGCGGATCAAGGAAGAAGAACGTCTTCGCGCCGAGAACGAACATGCCAACAGTCTGATGGCTAAACTCGCCGGTCCAAGGAGCAAGTGAATATGGAACGTCCCGCCAATATCCCTGCCTCCATCGTGGAAACCGACACAGTTGTGATTGCCCGCGAGGTCGCGACGGTCGCCACCAATTTTCTTTGCTCCGTTCATCTGATCGGCCGCGCCGGTACAGGAAAAAGCACGGCGCTGTGGCATGTCGCTTGCGATATGGGTGGCTCGTACTGCGAGGTTTCGCAGGCGTCGAAGAATACAAAGGGCCTGTTTGAACTCTTGCTCGACAGCATTGGATGCCGCACGGGAAAGAAGTATCTGAGCGACATTGCGGATGAAGTCTATCATCTTTTTCGGCCTGCACTGACCTGGGATGGCGACGGATGGAAGCATCAGCCCCGCCTTCTCGTGGTCGATGAGGTCCAGACGTTGGAAGCTCCGGCCTTTCGGGAATTGCTCCGGGTCCAAGAGAAGTGCGAGCTTGCGCTTGTCATAGCTGGCAATGCCGAACGGCTCGCAGGCCGCGCCAAGGATGCGAACACCTGGGAGCAAATCGAGAGCCGAATCTCCATTCAGCGCCATCTTCCCGGCCCCAGTCGTCGCGACTGCGACCTGATCGGCAGCGCTTATAATGTCGAGGGCGCGGATGCCTACGAGGCACTTGCCGCCTTCGGCATGCGAACCAACCTTCGCGATCTGACAAAGCTGCTCGAGTTCGCCCGTGGTTTGACGGGTGGAACCGGAATTCGCCTCAAGCATCTGGAAGATGCGCTTCGACTGCGCAAACCCAAGGCCGACGTTCTTCGGCTGCTGAAATCCGAAGCGGCCTGATCGCCGCTTCCTGACCGTTCACACAACCTGAAACCAGACCCTCCGCGCACCTGTGCGGCGTAGTGCGGAGCTATGCCCAAACGAAGAGGAAGTCCAAGATGAACAGACTGCACGATGATAACGTACCCGCCGATCGCGCATCCGCACTGGAAAAGCTGCACTCCGATTTGTGGAGCTTTTCAAGGGAAGTGGAGCTGTTCGCGTGGGCAGCCGATAAGCTATTCGTGTATGAATTCAGCTACAACAGCCCGAACGGCAACCAAGAGCTTGCGGAATTCGGCCCGGCCATTCTTGCCCTTACAAGTGTGAAGTGCCGGGAACTCTCCGATCGATTGGAGGCGTTGACCAGGAAAGAGGCGGCGCGATGACCAGGCGCGCGACTTCGGCTAAAATAACGAAGAAGCAGATCGCGCTTTTGCATGTTGCCAAGCGTGATCTCGGGCTCGATGACGAAACATACCGGGCGGTGCTCGCCCGGTATGGCAAAACGGGAAGCGCGACCGATCTGGACCTCGCCGGGTTCAACCACGTGATGCGGTATTTCACGGCCTGCGGTTTTCGTTCGACCTGGACGAAACGCACCTATGGTAATCGCCCAACGATGGCGACACCGTCGCAAATTGACCTCATAAGGTCACTTTGGAAACAGTGTGCCGGAAACGACGATCCCGAAGACACTGGCCTGAACAGGTGGCTGGAAAAATATCACCATGTCTCGGCCCTGCGCATGGTCGATAAAGCGAAGACGACCAAGGTCATCCATGCTCTGAAGGAAATGGTTCGGCGCAAAAGCGAAACTTCGAAATAGAAGCCCGTGGGGCGCGTTGAGTGGGTTCTAACGCGACGCCAAGGCAGAGACACCGAAAGCGCGCCCACGGCGTTTAAACCGGCTTTAATTCCCGATTGCGGGACCGCCGCGAGTGTGCAAACCTGCCTCGCGGTTCATTTTCAGGCCGATCCATCCCCCAAATCTGCAATCTCAGCGCACCTGCGCGGGTGTTATGTACGCAGGTGCGTGCATTACCGTTTCTCTACACGGACCGTTGAAGGCCGTGCAATGGCGAGACGGTATTCCGACGATGACAAACAAGAGCAAGAACCCTCCGGACTATATCAAGCCGTGGGTTGAGGCCTTTGGTGAACAGGACGCGATCCAGGTGTTTCTCTCCATGGGAGGGGTCACGGTTTACCTGCCGAAGAAATCGACGGACGCCAATCAATTGGCGCGCATCGTCGGCAAGGAAAAGGTGGATGCGCTCGGCCAGCGTCTCGGCTCGGGATACGTCAAGGTTCCGATCTCCAATCAATGGATCGCCGAATGCCTTTGGGAACAGGGGCGCACCAATACCGACATCGCACGCATCTTGCGCGTCGATGAGGCGACTGTCCGTCGATGGTTCAACACGACGGATGCCCAATCATGACGACCGCGCCGGAAGAACTCAGTCCGCACCGGGAAATCGTTCGCGAACTGAACGCCGCCGTTGATCGGCTCAAGGCGACGATGCCGGACGTTGATGGCGAACACGTTATGCACCTTTGCGTCTGCTACTTCGCCGACCTCTATGCCAAGCACTTCGGCCATGCGGCGGCGGTCACGACGCTCACGGAAATCGCAAGACGGGGCGTCAAGAACGCCGCCGAAGAACTCGCCGCGACCCGCAACTGAGGCGCGGCTCCCCAACCGAAAAGGACGAAACACATGCCGGTAGCAGTAAAAGAACTCAAAAAGCGGGCGGAAACGGTTCGCGAGGCCATATCGCGGCAGGGGCATCAGCTCGATACGGAAGAGGCGTCCGCGCTCAACTTCATCGCCAAGGGCTATGAAAGCTGGATGACGGACGAATCGGAAACCTTCGTTGACGATCTGGAGCGCCTTTACGGCGTCGGCGGCAAGGGCATCAAGCGCCTTCCCATGCCGGGCGCTGTCCGTAGCTTCGGTCAGAAGTCCGGCATCAAGGTCCACTACGGCGCGGCTGGCGAAGTCTACGAACTCTCGCCGGAAGCCAAGATGGCCGATGTGTTCAAGGGCCGTGACACGCCGGACGTGCCGCTTGAGCGCTGGCTTGCGGCAGCGATGCTGGGCGACCGGTGCGAGGACAAGAAGGCGCTCGACTTCGCCATGGACGTGAAGTCGCTTTCGACCGGCTCCACCGGAATTCTGATCCCCGAAGCGTTTCAGGGGCAATGGATCGACGCGTTGCGCTCGCAGATGGTCTTGCAGGCCTGCGGCATGACGACGGTGACGATGAATGCACCGACCGTGACGGGTGCCCGTGTCGTTTCCGATCCGCCCGTAAACTGGCGCTCGGAAGGCAGCCTGCTCAATCCGGGCGATCCGACGTTCGAACTCCAGAACCTCGTTTCCAAGACGCTGGGCGTGCGCGTCCAGGGCACGGCGGAACTGGCGCAGGATTCGCCCGACTTCGGAACGCAGCTGCTCGGCGTCATGTCCCGCGCCCTGGCGCAGGAAATCGACCGGGTGGGCATCCTCGGCACCGGCTTGGCCAACCAGCCGCGCGGCGTCTACAATACGCCTGGCATCGGTGCTGCTCCGCAGCTCGGCGGCAATGTGAAGAACATCGATATCATCAAGGGCCTTCAAGGCCTGCTCGAAGCCAATGTCGAGCTTTCCAAGGTGGACCGCAACGCGATCATGTCGCCGCGCACCTGGGCCTCTCTCGAAGGCCTCGAAGCGGCCGATGGTCAACCGATCGCGCGGCCGAAGGCGCTGGAAAACATGACGTACCGGCCTTCGACCAGCGTTCCCGACAATCTCGGGGTGGGCACCGACGAAAGCTTCATCATGCTCGGGGACTTCTCCGATCTGGTTTTGGGTGTCCGTATGGAGGCCTCGCTTGAGGTGCTCAAGCTCGGGACTTACGCATCCAATCTGATGCTCGAATATATCGGCTGGACGCGCGTCGATTTCCTCGTGCGCCGGCCTGCGAGCTTCACCATCGTCACGGGCGTGAAGTAAGCCGTCAACGCCAGAGGGATTGCGATGAGAATCGAGACGAAAAGCCTCACCGTCAAGGCGATGAACGACGAAGGCCGGGGGGTGGCGCGTATCGCCATTCTTTCGGCGGTCGATCACGACGGCGATACCTATGCGCCGGGGGCGTTCGGATGGAAGGAAGGCGGGCAGCAATGGGTTTCGATCCTGCCCGCCCATGATCGCCGGGCCATGCCACTGGGCAAGGCGAGGATTTATGAGGAAGGGGACGCGGCCTATGCCGAGCTCTTCCTCAACCTCAATACCGAGGCTGGCCGCAACTGGCACCACACGCTCAAATTCGACCTCGAAAAGGGTCAGTCGGTGCAGGAATGGTCCTACGGTTTCGACGTTGTTGAACACGCCAACGACAGGCGAGACGGGCAGAAGGTCCGCGTTCTGAAGAAGCTCGACGTTCACGAAGTCTCGCCGGTTCTTCGCGGCGCTGGCGTCGGCACGCGAACCCTATCGATGAAGTCGAGCGATCCGATGCTTGATCAGTTGGCGGGCTTGGTTTCGGCGCTCGACGCCATGATCGAAGAGGCGGGATCGGTCGAGGAACTGCGGGCCAGTGGCGATCTTTCCGAAGATCGTCTCGCCAAGATCGCAGAATTGCAACAGCGCCTTGCGGACCTTCTGGCCGATGATTCGAGCCAAATGGCGGGTACTCGCGACGGGCCTCCGGAATCGGAAGCCGCCTTACAGAAGTTCCTTATCAGGCGGGGCTTGGCAAGGTTCCTGCGCAGGTAGGCCGGTGATTTTGTGACCGTATAACGCTCGTCGCTCCCCACGAAAAATCGCCACTCCCCACGAAAGAACGTTTACTCCCCGTTGAACCCCACTTTGATCAGCGTTGATTCCGGATTTCCCCGGATGATTCCGGATTAAATATGTGAGGTACATTAAATGGGCGGCTCCGGTCTTCCGTTGGGTGGAGGAACAGGGCGGAGATCGGGAAGGGGGCCGCAGGTCGTCCATCCGTGCTGCGCCCCCGTTGGATGCCCCTTGCCATTTGCTCGCCGTGAG